CAAAACTTAAAAACGTATGGAAAGGGCACAGAACAGTTACATTGCCAGATTTTCAAGGATTGGGTTTAGGAAATTATTTATCAGAATTTATTGGTGAATGGCTGCATAAAAAAGGCAAAAAATATCGATCAGTCACTTCGCATCCTTCAATGGTTAATCACAGATATAACTCTGATGCTTGGATTATGGACAGAGCGCCCAGTCGTTTGGCTTCACCCGGCGCAAAAGCAAAAGTTCAAAATAATAACAACACATCAATTAAAAGATTAACCGCTTCTTTTTTTTATGTTCCAAAAGAAAAGAGAAAATCGTAATTTTGCGCCATGAATGAACCTAAAAAGAAACCGGGCAGACCACCAGTAGAAATAGACATCGAACAAGTAGAAAGGCTCGCGGCTATTGATTGCACGGAGCCAGAGATCGCGGCAGTTCTTGGCATTGATTACGCGACTTGGAAGCGGCACAAGAAAAAGAACCCAGACCTTGCGCTTATAGTCGAGCGCGGGAAAGAAAACGGTAAAGCATCACTGCGCCGCCTGCAATGGAAAACCGCGCAGGAAGGCAATGCGACGATGCAAATATGGCTTGGCAAGCAACGCCTCGGACAGCAGGACAAAAAACACATTGAACAACAAAATCTGGAGCCTTTAATCATTGTCAGAGATACGACTGACGAGAGCGCAGACGAGAGTATTCGACAGTCCGGAGAGGTTTCGGGTTCTGGTAGCGGGTCGGAGATTCGGAAAGACTTACCTCGCACTCACTGAATTGCTCCATGCTTCAATCTCCAAGCCGGGGTCGATCAACTGGTATGTCGCGCCGACCTATCGGCAGGCGAAGCAGATCGCGTGGAAGGCTCTCAAAAACATGATCCCGCCGTCACAAGTCCAATCGACTAACGAGGCTGATCTATCGATGGAGTTAAGCAATGGAACCCTCGCCGCGCTTCGTGGTGCTGACAATTACGATGCTTTGCGTGGTGTCGGCCTCGACTTTGTGGTTATGGACGAGTTTGCCGATATGTCTCCCGACGCATGGTTTGAGGTCTTACGCCCAATGCTTGCAGACAAACAAGGCCGTGCACTCTGGATTGGCACACCAAAAGGATATAACCACTTCCACGACCTTTATCGCTACGCCCAAGACACCGACGATTGGGGCGCGTGGCAGTTCACGACAGCGGACGGAACGCGGGTCACGAATGACGAGATAGCCGCCGCGCAGAGAGATATGGGTGAACGCGAATTCCGGCAGGAGTTCATGGCAACCTTTGAATCGCTTGCCGGTCGTGTTTACTCGAACTTTGACCGGGATGAGAACGTGGGCGATCTATCAGACCACGGCGGCACATTGTTGGTCGGCATGGACTTCAACGTCGATCCGATGACGGCGGTTCTGGCTGTCCGGGTCGCGGACCAGTTGCACATAATCGACGAGATCGAACTGGGCGACAGCAATACCGAACTGATGGCGGGCGAGATCAAACGACGATACAAGAGCCGCCCGGTGGTGGTTTACCCCGACCCATCCGGCAGGGCGCGAAAGACCTCAGCCCCTGTCGGTAGAACCGATTTTGCGTTATTATCCAACGCCGGGTTCGATGTACGCGCACCGCGTCACGCATCGCCTGTTGTTGATCGGATAAATACCGTGCAGGCCGCGCTTAAAACAGCGGACGGTCGGCGGCGTTTATTCATCAATCGAAATTGCAAAAACTTAATTCGCGCACTCGACGGATTGACCTACTTGAACAACCAACCCGATAAATCGGGCGGTCTTGACCACATCACGGACGCGCTTGGCTATCTCATCATGGGCGAGATGCCACTGCGTAAACATATCGAACCACGACAACCAACCCGGTGGAGTTAATGGCAAACGAGCATATAACCCTGACTGGTGCTACCTACGACCTACACGCGGCAAGATGGGAGTTCTTGCTTCGTTCCTACATGGGAGGCGACGATTATCGCCGAGGTCATTATTTGACCAAATACAAACTCGAAAGCGAGCAGGATTATCTCGACCGCCTCGAACAAACCCCGCTAGACAATCAGGTTAAGAACGTCGTGCATATCTACTCGTCGTTTATCTGGCGAGAGAATCCAGTGCGCGAGTATGGATCGATTGAGAATGACCCTGCCCTTCAGCCCTTCCTGATGGATGCCGACCACGATGGTCGCTCGTTTAATATGATTATGCGCGAGGCGACTATCTGGTCGAGCGTGTACGGTCATTGTTGGCTTCTGCTCGACAAACCGACGATTGAGGCCGCGACACGCGCCGAAGAACTGGCGGCAGACATTCGCCCTTACCTCACGCTTATCACGCCTGAAAATGTGTTCGATTGGAAATACGAGCGGCAGGCATCCGGTAAATATCTGCTGACCTATCTTAAAGTGCGGGAGATGTCCGAGCATCCGCTCAAGATAAACACCGATTTGCTGAAACGCTCGTTCCGCGTTTGGACTCCTGACACTATTGAATTGTGGGAAGCCGACAACGAGCATGAGCCGGTACTGGTCGAGCGCATTGATAACCCGCTTGGCATGATCCCGGCGGTTTGCGTGTACGCGCAACGCTCACCGATTCGCGGCATCGGCGTGTCCGACGTGGCAGACGTGGCCGACATTCAGCGAGCCGTCTACAACGAACTGAGCGAAATAGAGCAACTGATTCGCATATCTAACCACCCATCGCTTGCTAAGACCGACAGCACGGAAGCAAGCGCGGGAGCGGGTAGCGTGATCCAGATGCCAGACGATCTTGACCCTGGCCTTACGCCTTTCTTGCTTCAGCCTAACAGCAGTAACCTCGACGGCATCCGCGCAAGCATCGAAGACAAGATCAAAGCGGTAGACCGCACGACGCATCTCGGCGCGGTTCGCGCAACCGAGAAGCAGGCTAAAAGCGGTATCGCCTTGCAGACCGAATTCCAAATGCTAAACAGCAAACTAAGCGAGAAAGCCGATTTGCTAGAACTAGCCGAGGAGCAACTGTGGACTATCTGGTGCGCTTGGCAGAACCGGGAATGGGATGGTCTTATCGATTATGCTGATTCTTTTGATTTGCGTGACTATCATGCTGACCTTGAATTTTTGCAAATGGCAAAAGCGACTGGCTTACAAAGTGGAACGTTTAACCGCTCGATTGATAGACAGATTGCGGCTCTTGTAGTTGATGACGATGAATTAACTCAAGCATATGATGAAATAGATCAGCAGAGAGCGTTCGGGGACTTCGCCACAGGATTGCCTGTTGGCTAGTGCGGGTGATGTTCTCAGGGCGCAACGCGCTCAAGAGAAAATTGTCGATAACCTAGACGAGAAACACAGCGTCCGATTGCAGGGCGTTCTCGATAGGCTTGAAGATGAAGTCGAAAAGATAGTCGGCGCGTCTGCATTAACGCCATCAGAAGCAATCGCCAAGCGTGTCGAGATAGAAACCGCAATGCGCGGGACGTTTCTCACATATGCGGATGAAAGCGTCAGGGAGTACGACGATATCGCATCCGGCGTTGTGAAGATGATGGAGCGAATCGGAGCATTAGAAGGCTTTGTTGCAGGTGATGCCGAAGTGATAGCGCAACTAAAGCGAATCGCTTTCTCTGGTTATCAAGACATCGGAGCACGTTTCGTTGATACGCTTGCTAATGGTCTTTATCAAAACGTATTAGCAGGAAGGCCAAGAGCCGAGATCGTCAAGGAAATGAAAGAGGCGATAAATGGAGTATTTGTTAAAAGCGACGATGCCGAAGCGCAAAGGCTTATTGAATTCATTAAAGAGAATCAATTTAATCCCGATAAGTATGATGAAGTGCAAGAAGCGACTGAATTATTGAGAACTCAATATGCTAGGGCCAAGCCTTCGATGAAGACTAAGACAGGGGTCAATCTGCGCCGATATGCTTATCAGCAAGTGCACGATTCGATAATGCAGTTTAATGGCTCATTCACTCAAGCCAAAGCGCAAGAGGCGGGTCTTAACCACTATCAATATTTTGGCTCGCTTGTTAGGGACTCACGCCCATTCTGTCAAGAGCACGTTGGCGAAGTTATGAGCGAAGAACGAATACGAGAACTGTGGGGAAGCGAGGATTGGGCCGGTAAAGCGCCGGGCGATCCTTTCGTTGTTCGGGGCGGCTACAACTGCCGTCATCACTTTATTCCGGTCGATCCTG